AAAGATTTAGGTGTAGCGACTGCTGAGATACAAGCTAATGCTGTTACAGCAGCTAAATTTAATGCAGATGTGATAAGTGGTCAAACCGAACTTGCAGCAGAACCAGCAGACACAGATGAGTTTTTAGTTAGTGATGCAGGAGTTTTAAAAAGAATAGACTACTCACATATTAAAGGTGGCGGTGGAAATGTTCTTGAGGTGCTTACGGGTGTTTGCGATGGTCGTTCAGTAACAGTTCCTAGTGGTACATACACTATGCCTAATGTTACAGCAGTTCAAAGTTTGACTGGAAGTTACGCAGATTTAACTGGTTCAGAAATAGCATATACTCCTCCAAGTGGTACGAAACAAGTTATCTATAGTTTACAACACATGTTCACAAGAGATGGTGATTATCCTTTAGCGCACTATAAATTTTTTGTAGATTCTGATGAAGCAACTAGATATAGAACAACGCTTTACGGAGCATATATTCTTATGCTTCAAGAATTAAGATTTATAATAAGTATTACAGGTAGTGCAGATACAACAAATGCAAATTTAGCGTCTTGGACATCCGCTAAAACTCTTAAAGTACAAGCAAGAGAGTATACTGATGGTTCTGGTGGTTCTACTAATACTGCAAAAGCACATGGATTAGTCTATTGGGATGGTGCTGGGCTATCTGGTTCGGGAAATGGTTTTCAATACAAAGCTCCAATTTTAACAATAACTGCATTAAAGGATAGCTAAAATGTCTAAAGAATTTGAATCAGCAATTAACGCAATAAGAATGGAAAGAAATCATATATTGATGTCAACAGATTGGGAAGTTGTAAAATGTTTAGAAGCAGGCCAAACAGTTTCAGATTCGTTAAAAAAATATAGACAGGAATTAAGGGATTTAACTAATGGTGTTACAACATTAGACAAATGCAAAAATATAAAATTTCCAACTAGAGAGAAAGAATAATGAAAGAAATTGAAAGAACGCCCCTTGTTATGCTGCCTAACGGTAAGTTTGTGCGGGGACAAAGTTATGTGCCAGAAGGTATAGTTGTAAAAGAACCTCCGCTTTATGAGAAACCTCCGGCAGTTATAGACCAAACAAAAGCAGTAAGAGGAGAGCATGAATAAAAAACGTATTACAACAACAGAGGTAAATGCTGAACTACTGCAACACGAAGCGATTTGTGCAGAAAGATATAAAATGATTTTATTTAGAATTAATAGACTTGAGCGAGTTTTGTTGGGTTCCGGTGGGGCAATCATCGCTGGCTTAGTAACAATAATAGTAACTTTAACAACATAAAAAAACGGAGTAGTCATGACAGAAAAAAAGAAAAAATTAGATAAGAAGTTACAGGAAAAAATAAACAAGGCGGGTAGAAGTGGCCCTCCTTTTAATCCTGTTATAAAAGAAAGTAAACCTCCAAAACCAGTAGGTAAACCTAAACCACCATCTAAACCTAATACTAATTACAAAGCGGCACCATACAAAGCACCGCCATCGAAAAAGAATAAGAATAATAATGTCACTACCACTTTTAGCTATGGAGGGTTTTCTCCTGGGCAATTATATGGTATGTCTGATAAAGAGATTTTGAAAAAACATTTTCCAAATATACCTCGCGGTAAATACTTTCCAAAGCCAAAATAAAATGATTGACCCTTTAAGTGCATTCGCCGCAATCAAAACTGCCCATAGTACGATTACTCAAGCTATAAAAGTCGGAAAAGATTTGTCGCAATTAGGAGGCCACATTTCCAGATGGGCTAATGCAGAGGCTAATATAGACAACTATGCGGCTAAACGAGGTTCGTTAGCAGGAAAGATATTTGGAAAGTTATCGGTAACTGAGCAATCAGCAATAGAAGCTCATCTTCGCAAAGAAGAAGTCAAGCGAATGAGGGATGAAATGCGGGAAATTTTTTTATTGTATGGTTCTGCAGGACAATGGGAAAGACTACAAGCAGAAATAGCAGAACATAGAGCTCGTAAAAAAGCAGAACTAAAAGAAATAGAACGTATTAAAAGACGTAACAGAGATATAACTATATTAGTTGCCGTACTTCTTGGAGCTGGAGTAGGAGGATTTTATTATCTTAAATATATATTAAAATTAAAAGGATTGATATAATTTAACTGAAAGGAAAACATATGTTACAAGCACTTATAGGCCCGGTTACAGGACTTCTTGATAAATTTATAGAAGACAAAGACCAAAAAAACAAATTAGCCCATGAGATAGCAACAATGGCTGATAAACATTCACATGAAATAGCTAAGTCTCAGATTGAAGTTAACAAGGAAGAAGCAAAGTCTAGGCATTGGTGGATAGCCGGCTGGAGGCCCGCGTGCGGATGGATATGCACTTTAGCTATGGGGTACCATTTTATTATCCAACCTTTTCTTTTATTTTTTCTAGCTTTATTCGGACTCAAGATGGAGATACCAGTATTTGATATGGAAACTTTAATGACTGTTTTACTAGGAATGTTAGGACTTGGCGGTTTAAGGTCATTTGAAAAACACAAAAAACTTACAAAATAAAAGGATTAGCTAAATGAAAGAAAATTTTGGTAAAGCTTTACGATTGTTATTGAAACATGAAGGAGGTTATGTAAACCATCCTGATGACCCTGGGGGTATAACAAACCTTGGTGTTACAAAAAGAGTTTATGAAGAATGGATAGGACGTGAAGCGACAGAAGAAGATATGGAAAACCTTACACCAGAAGATGTTGCACCTTTATATAAAACAAACTACTGGGATAAATGTAGATGTGATGATTTACCTTCTGGTTTAGATTATGTAGCTTTTGACTGGGCAGTAAACAGTGGTGTTAGCAGAAGTTCTAAAGGTATACAAAAAAGTTGTGGCGCTGAACCAGATGGTATTATAGGATTAAAAACATTAGAACTTGCAAAAGGACAAAACACAACATTTATGATAGAAAACTTTCAAATAATAAGACAAGAGTTTTATGAAAAACTAGACCACTTTGATACATTTGGTAGAGGGTGGACGCGTAGAAATAATGAAGCAACAAAAGTTGCGTTAGAGATGGTAAAAAAATAATGGGGTCAGTAAAGTTATCAAGATTTTTAGGAGAAGCACCAAAGGTATCTTCAGAGTTATTAACTGATGGAGCAGCACAAACTGCTTTTAATGTAAAACTTTACTCTGGTGATTTGCTACCTTATAGAACTCCAAAGCTTATTGAAAACGTTGGTAGAACAGGAACCATACAAACTTTATATAAATTAACTAATCCTACTAATAATGAAAACGTATTTCTTACTTATCTTAATGATGTAGATATTGCAACGGCTTCAGCCCCGTGGACTACTGCTACAAATGTTGAAGATACTGAACAAAGATTTTACTATACAGGAGATGGCACTCCTAAAGTATCCAATTATGAGTTAGCTACTACTGGTAGTGCGCCTTACCCTGTTAGTAATGGGTACTACGACCTTGGGTTACCTTTACCTACAACTACAGTAACTGGTGCAGTTACATCATTTACTGTAGTAGAAGCAACGCATTATGAAAGAGACAGTGGTAATACTGCAACATTTTATGGTGCAACAAACCACAACTTACGTTCAGGTAATGTTGTTACTGTCCGCGATTTTGGTACATCTGATGAAGCCAAAGCTTTTAATGCTACTAACGTACAAATTACTGTGATTAATGCTACTGATTTTCAATACTTTAGTCCTGGTGACCAAGTATCTAAAACAGCAAATACAACTGGTCGTGCTGATATGGCAGGTAATACGCAGATTAGAACATATGTTTACACATGGGTCACACCTTGGGACGAAGAATCTATACCATCTTTACCTTCTAATGAAGTTTATTTAAAAGAAGGGCAGACTGTAACAGTTAGTAATTTACCACAAGCAAAACCTTCTTCACCTTCACTAAATTTTGTACGAGGTGTTAGGCTATACAGAACTGTAGTTTCTTCCGCAGCTACAGAATATTTTTTATTAGCTACATTATGGTTTCCTACAGCTACTGCTACTGTAAAAAGAGCTAGTAATGTTGTAACTGTAAAACTAGCATACCCACATAACTTTATTGTTTCTGATAGGTTTAAAATATCTGGTACCACTACAGACAGTGGTAGTATGAATGGTGAGTTTACTGTAGCATCTATTGTTGATAAATATACATTTACATATTCAGATTCAGGAAGTGATGTTACTGAAACTGCTGACACTAATGGCACTGTGTTTCATGATGTCGCAGAAAATTTAGATTTAACAGCAAGGTATTGGGGAGACAGTAGTTATAATTTTACAGATGATTTTTTAATATCAGGGTTGTCTACAATACTACCATCTGAAGATTTTGATGCACCACCATCAGGTATGAAAGGAATTCGTGCAGCACATAATAATATTTTAGTTGGGTTTTTTGATAATCAATTATGTTTTTCTTTTCCTGATAAACCTCACGCATGGCCAGAAAGATTTAGAATGACTTTTGATTCTGATATTGTAGCTGTAGAAGCTATATCAGGTTTTATATTAGTGCTTACAAAAGAATACCCATATCAAGTATCAGGTAATGACCCGGCGACTATGGTGTCTGCTCGTATTGATACTTTGTATCCATGCCTTGCAAAAAAATCTGTAGTTAATATGGGGTATTCAGTTGTGTGGGCTACACATGGAGGGCTTGCTAGTTATTCTCCGGCTGCTGGTATAGACCTTGTAACTAAATCTGTGCATGATTGGGATACTTGGAGCACTGCTCTTAATCCTTCTACATTGATTGGGCATTATTATAATGGAAAATATTTTGGTTCTCACTCAACAGAATCATTTATTTTTGAAAGAGATGATAACATAGGAGGTCTGCTTGTGAGCATACAGTATACTTTTACGGCAGCTTGCACTGATTATGACACAGGTGTAATGTATTATATTGGGGATACTTTAGGAAATCTTTACGAGTGGGACAACAGTGGAGAAATTCTTTCACCTTTAGAATGGAAATCAAAAACTATTGTGACAACAGATTTTATGAATTTAGGAGCTGCTAGAGTTATTGCAGATTATGATGACACAGCTACTGAGCAAGCAAATATTATAGCTTATAATAATTCATTAGCTGCAACTAACAGTGCTATATGGACAAAAAGTCAACAACTTGGTACACTTAATGGCCCTACAGACTATACAGATGGAGGTACAGATGTAAACAATATTGGTGCTTTTAATACTTTTCAGGTAAATGGAGACGGACAGACCAGTTATCCGCTAGAAGTATCAGGCGTTCTTCCAGTAACTTTTAAATTATTTGTTGATAAAGAGTTAATATTTCAAGCTACAATAAGTTCTGATGACGTATTTAGATTGCCAAGTGGTTATAGAAGTGATACATTTGAAGTTGGAGTATCAGGTTCGGCAAGAATACGAGCAATACACATAGGAGAAACACCAAATGGATTGGGCACAGCATGACGGCAACTAAAGCAAATAGATTTACAGGGATACCAGCTTTACCACAAAGTGGTTTTTCAGATTATCAAAATATACTTATTGGTTCTGTAAAAGAAAATGTAGAATTATTAACAGGTCTTCGTGGTGAAGGTGATAAAGCAAGTAAAGCTGTAACACAAGGTCAAATTACAGTTGTTCCTATGCCTGCACAAAAATTACAGCAAGTAACTGCAAAAGGTAAAGGTTTTACTATAAGTGGCCAAGAAGTTGCAGGACTAGAAGATTATGGAAAACTTCTTCTTGATGTGCAAACTTTAGCTAGTGATTTAGCAGAGACTAGAGCTACACTTAATTTTTTAATTAAACAACTAAAAGGAATATAATATGGTAATGAAACCCCAAAACCGAAACGAAACAAAAAGAGAAGAAGAAATGACGGCTCCACCTTTAATAACCCCAGCTGTTCCTGATTCTGTGTCTTTAGATTTACCCCCAAGTATACAAACATTATTAACTATGCCTTCAGTTCCTGTTGTACGACCAACTACTTCTGGCATGCTACCTGTAGCACCACCTAGGTCTTATCAAGAAGGAGGAATGGTACAACCAGGATTAGAACCACAGTCAGCGCAACAGAGAAATCCTGCTATAGTGGAAGCTGAAATAAATCAGACATTAGCAAACAATCCAGAAGTTGTTGCTAGAATAAGAGCGGCTATTGAAGCAGGCATTCAATCAGGTGAGTTAGATATAAATGAATTAAATACTCTTATAGAACTTGCAAAAACAGTGCAGCAAAATCCAGCTATGTATCCTCAAATTAGACAAATGGCTATACAAAGAGGTATACTACCAGCCGAAGAAATTCCTAGACAATATGATGAAGGGTTAGTTATTGCTTTAATTATGGCTTCAAAAGCTATGGAAGCTGACGTACAGATTCAAAGTGCAGAGGGAATGCAACCACAGCCAACACAAATGATGAACGAAGGTGGTGTTCTTAAAGGGCCATCACATTCACAAGGCGGGATACCAGTAAAAGTAGCTGGTGTTAATAATGCTGAGATGGAAGGCGGTGAGTATGTTATTCCTAAGAATGTTGTGAAAGCAAAAGGCACAGAGTTTTTTGATAAAATGCTTGCCCAATATGAGGATGAAACATAATGTTACAAGCAGTAGAAAACAAACAAAAACAATACACCGTCCAGTTACTTTCTACAAAAGAAATGTATGACAAGTATTGGGGACAATGTATTCCTCTACTTCAAGAGTGTATTGATAACTCTATGCACGAAGAAATGACAGTAGAAGATATTTATACTCGTGCGCTTAAAGGAGAATTATATATTATTATAGCAAAGAATGATGATACTGAAGTACCGGATGTTAAAATGGTTATGGTTTTGGAATTAGTTTATTATCCACAGTTTACTGCTATGAATATAGTATGTATAGCTGGTTCAGATTTACGTCATATGATGAAAAAATATCACCAACAAATTTACGCGTGGGCACAAGTTTGTGGCGTAACAAAAATGGAATGCTTAGTTTCACCAGCTATGGAAAAAATATTACAAGCACAGGGTTTTGAACGAAAGTATTTATTAGTAAGAAAAGATTTAACAAAGGAGAATTAAATGCAAACTATTATAAACCCCTTAGTAGTTTCAATGGGCCCTACTAATGAAACTAATATTACACCTATCCCTATGACAGCTCATGGCGGAGGAATTAAAAAAATTATAGGAATCGTTGCTGCTGTAGCTGTCCCATTTGCGGCACCTGCAATAGCTAGTGCTATTGGTCTTTCTGCAGCTATAGGTGCAGCAACAACAGCTACTATAGGCGCAGTCGCTGGTTCTGCTATTGTTGGGGCAGGTCTTGGCGCAATTACAGCTGCGGTTACAGGACAAAGTGTAGCTAGAGGAGCTCTTTTTGGAGGTATCGCTGGAGGTATAGGAGGTTACGGAGCAAGAGCAAATATTACAACTGGTGCAGGTACTCCAACTACAGGCCCATCAGCTTCCTTTATGGTTAACTCTGGCAAAGCAGCTCAACAAGGTCTTACTGCAGCAACAACACCTTCAACATCAGCTTCCTTTATGGTTGACTCTAGCAAAGCAGCTCAACAAGGGGGTCTTTCTCCAGCTACAGACGCAGCAACATCAGCTTCCTTTATGGTTGACTCTGGCAAAGTAGCTCAACAAACTGCTGCTCAAGCATTATCTAACACAGCAGCAGCAGCGCCAGAAACTTTTGCAGCCACAATGAAATCTAAGTTATCATCAGCAGGACAAATGTTAGTAGATAGAATTGCTAGCCCAGAAGCATTAGCTAATGCTGCGCTTAAAGTTGCTGGTTCAGTAATTTCAGATGCTATGGTAGAACCACCGTCAACAGCTGAAGCACAAGCGGGTATAGCAGCGTATGAACGAGAATTAGCTTTACTAAAAGAAAGAGACGAAGCTGCGTTTAACGAAAAGCTTGAAGCTTCTAAACAGTATATGGTTCAAGCTGGATATTATGACCCACAATATTTTGCAAACCAAGCGGCTAATAATGCAGCGATTGCAGAAGGGCGTAAGTTACGAGAGTACCAAAGAACAGCTGGTCTGCGAAGCGGAGGAGTATCTGAAGGCGAACTTAGACGAGCAGCTTTAGCAGGTACGCAAAATATACAATCTTCTTTTGACAGAGGATTTCAACAAGGAGTAGGCCTTAGAAACACAGCTATAACAACAGCTACTGGACTTATTCCAAGTGCTCCTACGTCAGGATTAAATGCAACTGGACAGTTAGCTAATATGCGCGCCGCATTAGAGAACGCAGAGAACCGAAGAAAAGATGAAGAGCGTTCAAATATCCAAGAATTTTTTGGTGCTTTTAACGCAGATAGAGGACAAACTGACGAAGAAAAAGAAAAACAATATAAAATAACACAAGAGGAAATCAGAGCTCGCGGTATAGCTGCAACTACTTAGGAGGAAAAAATATGGTTCTTGGACGTATAGATAATTCAGCGTTTTTAAGAGGCGCAAAAGAAGAAACAGAATTACAAGCACTGCAAAGACAAAACCAAGCTCGTATTAACCAAGAAAGGTTTATTGACGCTACGGGTGGGATGCCTGCTTTACCACAACCACAAGCTTTAAGTCAAGGTTTAACAGGTCTTAACCTTGAAAACTTTGGTGGACAGTTTGTTAATGTACCTGTTCCTCCACCAGTTGACCCCGTTGCAAAACCTGAACCTCCAGCGCGACCACAAGTTCAATCACAAGTTCAACCTCAATTATCTTTTCCTGCAGTTGACCCAAATAAAATAGCTTTACCATCTGTACCAACTGGTAGAGCAGCAAAGAAAAACCCAAACTATCAAACATTAAAACAACAAAGACAAGACGTAATAAATCAACGTGCCTATCTTGATGACCAAGTAAGTAAAGCAGCTGGTATATCTCTTAAACCTGGGAAAAGACAAAGTAGAGGAACACCAAAACAAAGAGCACTACGTCAGTTTTACACAAGTACAAACTTTAAAAATTTTATATATCAACATCCTCAGTATATAGATGAGATAAAAATTAATCCTGAAGATTTTATGCAGAGATATAAAGCTTCACAAAGCACAAGACAAAATCAAGCAGGTTTAAACACAGGACAAACAACAAATCAAAACCAGCCTCAAACTATTGTAGCAAGTAATACAGGTAATACTACTACAGCTAAAGGTTCTTTACAAATTGTTGGGCAACAAGCCACAGGAGAACCTGAAATAGAAGATATGAGTGTTGATAACATTGTGGTTAAAGAACCAGAACCTCCTGCTTTTTATCAAGAGAATCCTACTAGAACCGGATTTGACCTTCAAAATTATCTTGACCAAAGAAAATTAGTTATTGACCAAACTAACAGAAATGTTCAGGCACTTACACAACAAGCTAATTATCTCAGAAGACTTGCAGAAGTAGAACGACTTGGTGGTTTTGACCCAGACCGGTATAATACAAAAGTCCAACAAGCAAATGCTCTTGCAGCTCAGGCTCTACAAATGAGAGACCAAGGCGCACTAGCAGCAAACGATGCAGAAAAAAATATTATGTATCTACAAGGTATGCAAGGATTACAAGACCTTCAAAATGGTAGTGTTAACAGAGCAGCTGCAGTATGGTCTTTAGCTTCTGGTCAAAATGTTCAGATTAACCCACGTTCAGATGGCAGGTTTGATGTTTTATTTAATAACAAACCATTTAAAACTTATGACATGTCGCAACTCTCTGATACTTTACAGTTAACATTTAGTGAAGCCTTTAGAAAAAGCGTAATAGATAGAGCATCACAAACATTTGAAGCTCAGCTTAAAATAGCTCAAGATTCATTTAATAACGCAAGTGCTGAAAAACGAGAAAGAATAAAAGGCGCTTACGACTTAGCAAAGAAAAAATATGAAATAGATAATAAAATTGATTTTAAAATAGAAAATGACGTAGGTTATATCCAAAGAGGAAATTTCTTTTCTATTTTACAACCAGAGGAATATGAAGATATGAACGGAGAAGAACAAATTAGATTTCATGAAATACCAGTTTCGCCGCCAAATGCCTTTTCAGGTAATGCTTATAAAAGGGAGAAGTAATAATGGCTCCTCCTCAAAAAGCTGGGCTACAAGCATTCGCAAGTTCTTATTATGATGCTAGTACCGCCCCTGGTTTTGGTAATCCATTTAATCCAAACAGAGGAACAGGAGCGTCTGGGTTAAGTCAACTACAATCTCAACTTGTAGACCAGAAAATACAAGACGAAGTTGAGATAAAATCTTTAGAGGCAGCTTTACTAGGGGGTTTTGACAAAGCTCCTGAAACTGGGCCTCGTGTATTATTTAATCCGTCAACTAATCAAATGTTTGTCAATGGTGCGCTATACAATGCTGATGATAAACAATCAGCATTAGATGCAGAAGCTAGAGGATTTTTAGATAAACCAAGAGCTAATCAACCTGAAGGTTCAAACTGGCAAACAGTATCTCCTGAGTCATATAAAACATTTATGAACAATATAGAGAACCCAGGATTGGGAACTCTTATGGCTAGAAATTTTGAGATTGGTGGCAGTAATCTAAAACTACTTGCTGGTCGAGGTATGCAGTTTCTTGGTGCAGAAGAAACAGGACAAAACATAGTAAATAACGCAGTAGAAGAATTATATTATAACCAGCCGTTCCAAAGAGAATTTACTGAGATTGATTATGGTAGTGATGAATCACATGGTGCTATTGATTGGTTTGTAGCTAACTTAGCACAACAAGGGCCAAACTTAATTGAGTCTATTGCTGTTGCTTTAGTTGGCGCAGGCGCAGGTGCAGTTGCAGGCGGTGGTGCTAATCCATTTACTGCAGCAGGTGGTGCTATATATAACTTACTAGGTAAAGAATCTGTAAAAAAATCTATAATAAAAGCCTCTGAAAAATATATGAAAGGTCAAGCACTTACTAAAGGTGAGAAAAAAGTTCTTCGTGAGTTTTCAGGATTAACAGCTGCGGCTAAAATTAAAGACCCTAAAGCTTTTATAGTTACTCCTGGGGGCACAGCTATGACAGGTAAACAATTTCTTAAAAAAGAAGCTAGTGATGCTCTTGCAGCAGGTGCCTTAAAAGCAAGAGGAAAAGCTCGAACACAAGCTATTGCAGGTGGTGCAGCGATTGGCTCAATAGGTGGTTCTTATGCTATGGGTGTAGCTGATATTTATGGTGAAGTAAGAGACACAGGTGTAGGTAATAGAGCTACAGCAGCTTTAGGTGCTATACCATATGCAGCATTAGAAACACTTCCAGAATTTTTCTTAGCAGGTCGTATCTTTGGTCTTGGCCCTGACGCAATAGCTTCAGGTAGTAAATTAAAACAATTTGGTAAAGGTTTTACAGTAGGTGGTACACTTGAAGGTTTGACTGAACTTGGACAAGAAGGAATATTACTTGCATCAACAAATCAACTTGGAGATGCTGAAGTAACTAAACGTCTTATAAACTCTTTTGCAGCAGGTTTTGCTATTGGTGGCCCACTAGGTGGTGGTGCCAACCTTCTTAAAAAAGGTGAACCTACTAATGTATTAAACAAAGAAGACCCTGATGCTGATAAAGGAATGGGCGGAACCGGAGGGCCTATTGTACCTACTGACCCTGGTCTTACTGGTGAAGTTCTAGGGCCTGAAGGCCCACCTCCACAAGAACAAATACCAAACACCACTGCTGCTCTTCCTCCTCCACCTCCTCCAATAACTCGTGTAGATGATGCTCCTGATTTTGTAGCAGGGCAAGAAGGTGTTCGTGCAGGTAATCCTTTAGACACACCTGTTCAAGTAAATACACCTATATTACCTGGCCAGGCTGAAGGACAACAAGGTATTATGTTTCCAACAGAAAACGTTGGAGACCCTATTACTGCTGGAGAATTAAATCAATTATCAGAAGCACCTGTTGCTGCAGAACCTGAAGTAACGCCTCAGGCTACACAAGCTGAATTAGAAGCAGCTGGACAACAAACACTTAATTTACCTCCGCCGCCTCCTGCAGGACAACAACTTTTATTGGAGAATGCAAACAATGTTATTGCAGAACAACAAAACCAACTTGCTGTTTTAGAAAAAGACCGACAAGAAACTGAACAAAGAATACAAAACCAAAGAGAGTTTGACGCAACACAACAAATTATACTAAACCAAAGAATTGAACGTTTAGAGAATACTGCTCGCCAACAATTAGAAACAGAAAACAGAAGACTTAACCAAGAACTTGAAGACAGTAAAGCTCGTGAAAGAGCAATGGTTAATGTACCAGTGCAGCAACCAAGAGAACCTAGACAATTAAATATACCAGGAATTTTAAAAAAAGGAAGACCTAGAAAAGTTCCGATTATTGAGCCTGATGTTGTTACAGAACCTACAAGAGAAGAAATGGAAACAACAGGTGTAGGAGGTATAACACAAATTCCACTTCCACTTACAAGAACTCCAGCTAAAGAGCTGAGACCTGTTGTAGATGCTATGAGAGCACAACAAGTTCCTGAAGAAACAATACAGGAATACGTTGATGATTTTGAAAATGCAATTGCTCTTGCAGCTCAGGCTCTACAAAGG